CCCGTCCGTCGTGTCGCCGCTCGCGTACGACCCGGCGCTGCTCGGCATGGGCGTGAAGCGCGACGCGCTGGCAGCGGAGCACGGCGTGCCCGTGCAGGACGCCGCCGACGCGCTCGACGTGTACGTGCCCCAGGCGGACGCGGCGACCGTGCCGGCGCTCGCGATGGCCGCTCAGACGGCATGGGCGGCCGAGCGACCGGACGAGCCGATCAGCGGCGTCACCGGCGGCTGGACGTTCTGGACCGTCGGCGAGACGGCGCACTACGGGTTTCGGGTGCGGCTGTCGTGAGCGAGCACGGCGGCGACGTGGGGTAGACTCTGGCCCTCGACAGGTCAGGGGCCAGCCATGCGCGAGGACGAAGATGTTGAACAGTACGACCCGGAACTGCTCCGGATCATCGACGCACTGAGCGCTTCGCGATACGGCTGGTATCTGAAGCAGTCCGACCTGCGGACGATGGCGCAGGCGCAGGCATGGGCGCGCTCAGGCAAGGGTCTGGGGATTCGCGGCCTCGGCAAGCGGGGCGAGACGCTTTTCCGGCAGGCGCTCGGCGTCGAGCCAACCGGCGTCAGCGCTCGGTCTGCCGGCGTGGTGCTGGCGGAGGGCGAGCCGACGCGCAAGATCGTCGAGATGGTCTCGATCGAGCGGTGGCTGTGCCTCGTCGGAACGCATCGGCACAAAACGCGGGACGCCGCCAAGGCGTGCATTGCGCGGAAGCCGAAGCGAACAGGAAGCCCGAAGTCGTGGCGCGAAAGCTGGGGCACGCACTGCGACATTGCGCTGGCGTACATCAACGGCGCGACGCACGCGGCGATCGCCGAGGATCGCTGCCTGTCCGTTTCGCGGTCTCAGCAGATCGTCGCGAGCGTGATGCGTCGCGTCGTTGTCTTGAGCAGGCCCGATGAGACGCTTGCTAAGCTGCCGAGAGGCGCGAAGGCGCGCGACCGTGCTGATGAATGGATTGCCGCCATCAAGGCGGCACGCGAACTGCCGGACGACTTGCCCTAGCGGGCTGCGTCGGCAGATCGCCGAGAGGTAGAACAAGCACGACCACCCGAGAGGGCCGCTCTGAAGATTCGAGCGGCCCTCTCGCCGTTTCAGCACGACCGAAAGGCCCGCCACCGAGCGGGCCTTCCTCGTTTCAGGGCTCCGATCCGAGGCCCGCTACCTCTCCGAGAGAGGCGGCAAACACGGACGCATCTCGGCCCCCGAGGGGCCACCCGCCACAACGCCCGAGGCTGACATGGCAGACGAAGACACCACCACCGCAACCACCACCGACCCGCAGGAGGCGATCAACGCCGCCGTCGCGGCGCGAGAGGCCGAGCTTCAAGCGTCGTTCCAGCAGCAGATCGCAGGTCTCGAGGAGAGCAAGAACAAGCTCTTGTCCGAGAAGAAGGTCGCGACCGACGAGAGCCGAGCTCTCAAGGACGTGATCGGCGAGCGAGATCCGGCAGAGGTCGCCAAGACGCTGCGAGCGCTCGACGACAGCGAGGCGATGGCGTTCCTGAAGTCCGGCGACATCGACAAGTACAACGCCAAGGTCACCGAGCGAGTTCGCGCCGAAGCCGATGCCGAAAGGCAGGCCAAGGAGCAAATGATCTCGGAGCGAGACCAGCGCATCGCCGAGCAGGATGCCCGGATTCACAAGCTGACTATTCACGGCGATCTCCTGAAAGCGTTCCGGGCGAACGGCGGCAAGGAGACCGAGGCGGCGCAGGAGTTCGCGACGACCTTGGCCGATCGCTACTGGTCGGTGAACGAGAAGGGCGAGAAGGAAGTGCGCGACCCGAAGACCGGGAATTTGCTGATGGGCAAGGGCGGAATGATGACCGAGGCCGAGTTCTGCCAGCAGATTCTCAGGCGGGACGCGGACCTGTTGTTCGAGCCGGTTCAGGGCTCGGGGGCCAGCGGTGGCAGCGGTACGACCACGAAGAAGTACAGCGAGATGAGTGCCGCCGAACGCGGAGCCTTCGCGGCCGAGCACGGTGACGAGGCGCTTGCCGCTCTCAACTGACCACCACATGAGATAAGGAAATGGCTGACCATACCGTTACAGACTTCGTCAGTAACTACAATACTATCGGCTGGCACGCGGTGCCCGGCTTCGAGGGCGCGCGTATTCGCACGCTCAACGAGAACACGGCGCTGTTCAACGGCGCGCTGTCCGCGAACGGCGGCGGTACGGTCTCGGCGATCACGCTGAACACGGCCCGATCGCTCGGCTCGAACCCGAACGACACGATCGAGTTCATCATCCCCGACGAGGTGATCCACCGTCGCGATCCGACTAGCATCGCGCCCGTGCCGGACACCCGCATCACGAGCACCGGCGGCGGCGGGATCAAGGTGAACACCCGGTTCGGCCCGGTGCTGGACACGGACGACAAGTTCATCAAGGTCGGTCTCCCGCCCTCGGCCCAGGCCACGATCGTCGGCAACTGGATCGCCTCGCGTCAGACCCGCGACTACGCCGTGTCGGCCTTCTCGGCGGCCATCGCGGCGCTCAAGGGCATGACCGATACGCCGCTCGTGCTGGACGCGTCCGGTAGCAAGCTCGACACCGAAGTCCTGATCGACGCGATGTCCCTGATGGGCGACGCGTCCAGCCAGCTCACCGCGATGGTCGGCAACTCGTCCGCCTACTTCGGGCTGATGAAGAACCACGTAGCCGCGGACAAGGCGACCGTGGCCGACATGGTGATCAAGGAGGGCGGTAACCCGACGTTCGGGAAGCCGTTCCTGATGACCGACAACGCCGCGCTCCAGGACGACACCGATCCGGTCAACCGGAAGAACTACACGCTTTTGGTTCGCTCGGGAGGCATCGTCGTCAGCGAGAGTGAAGGTCAGGCGCGCATGTACAGCCAGACGGTGCTCGGGCTCGAGAACGTCGCGAACCGTATCCAGGGCGAGCACGCGTTTAACCTCGACATCCAGGGCATGAACTGGAACATGGCGAACGGCGGTCCTTCGCCGAGCAACGCCGCGCTCGGCACGGCCGCCAACTGGACGTTCGATGCCGGCGATCCGAAGGACGGCCCCGGCGTGCTCATCATCACGGATCGCTGATCGTGAAGGTCATTCACTACGTTGACCTCGGCATTCCCACGGAGGGGGATGTCGAGCGAGCGAAGAAGGTGCGCGCGCAGCAGAACGACTACTACTTTCGTGACGCTGCGCTGTTCGACCCGAAGGCGATGGAGCGATGCGACGCGGTCTATGCCGCCTCGGACAAGCGAGGGGAGGCGATCCTGAGCGCCTACGAAGAAGCGGGAGTCCCGAAGCACGACCTGCGCACATCCGGCAGCGACGAGCCGAAGGACAAGCGCGAGGCGCAGGAGCCCGCGCCCGGCGATGACGAGAAGCAGACGGACGAGCACCCGCTTGGTCCCGACAGCGACACGCCGAAGGACGCGGTCCGTCCCCGCGGTAGGCACGTCGCCAAGCGAGACGTGCCCAAGGGCGGCACCGGGACTAAGGAGTCCTCGTGAGCTACGCCGACGTGGCCGAGGCGGATGACGCGCTCGGCCACGTCAATGATTGGACGTCGCTCGACACGCCTGCCAAGCAGCGCGCGCTGGACGCGGCGCTCCTCTGGCTGGGCACGCAGTACATCATCGGCACGCCTGCCGGGGATGTGCTGGAAAAGGTCAAGCGCGCCGAGATCGTCGCGGCGCGCGTATCCCTGTCCGTCCCGCTGTTCTCCGAACCCACGACGGGCGGCACTCAGGGGGCGCTGATCTACACGCGAAAGAAGGTCGGCAGCTTGGAGAAAGAGGAGCGCTGGGGGGAGCCCGGCGGCAACCTGCAGTTCGGTCCGGTCTCGATCCCGGAGGTCGACGCGATCTTGCTCGGTGTGCTGCCGCCGGTGACGCTCTCGTCCAGCTCGAGCACCTCTTCGCGGCTGGTGACGGCCTTGTGAGCACGTTCTACGCCGAGATGGTCGATGTCGCGATCGAGCTCATCGACGAGTTCGGCCGCCCCGTGACACTGCTGACCCCGGTCAAGGGTGCCGCGTCCAGCATCGACCCGCGGCGAAACACTCAGCCCCCGTCCCGAGCGCCCACCATCGCCGCCGAGGTCGGCTTCGAGGCGCGCGAGATCGACGGCGATCTGATTCGCTCGACGGACAGGCGCTACCTGTTCAAGCCTGACGTGACGCCCACGCCGGACGATCGCATCGAAGACGATGACGGCGAGCACGCCGTGATACGCGTGCTCCGCGAGAAGCAGGGTCCGACCGTCCTCCTCTACGAAGTGCACACCGGTCGTCGCTGATGGCAACGACGACGATCGCCGCGTGGGTAGCCATGGTGGAGCGCCGCCAGACCAAGGTCATCCAGTTGGCGTCAGGCGAGGCCGGCTCGCGACTTGTCGAGCGCACACCAGTGCGGACCGGCAAGGCTCGTCAGGGCTGGGGCGCCGGCAAGAACGGTTTCAACCGCAACGGCGGCGGCCGGATAGTCGAGGTGGCAAGTTCGCTCCAGCCCGGCGACGCCTTCACCGTGACGAACACCGTCAGTTACATCCGGCCGCTCGATACGGGCTGGAGCGCGCAGGCGCCGGCCGGCATGGTCGATCCGACCGTCGTCGAGTGGCGCAGCATCGTGTCGTGGGCGGTCGAACGTGCACGCTGATCTGTTCTTCACTGTCTACACGGCGCTTCAGGCATTTGCGGCCGGGCGCGGCGTGCCGATCGACATTCCGAACGTGACGCCACCCGACGCCATCGACGGCGCGCACGTCTACCTCCGCGCGGCGGTCCTTCCGACTGACCCGTTCGTGCACGACATCAGCCGCGGCGAGGCGCTGCACACGTGGATCGTGCTGGTCACGGCGCACACGATCGACGGCGCTGGCGAGATCGAGATCGCCGAGCACGCCGATGCGCTGGCACGAGCGTTCCCCTACGGAAGTCATCTCGACGGCGGGGAGGCCAGCTACAAGGTCGCGCGCATCTTCTCGCCGCGGCCAGCGGTTCGCCAAGACGGCGACTACTACATTCCGACGCGCGCGCGCGTTCAGGTCGTCGGCGTGTCCGGCTGACGGCCGGCGATCAACTAGACCCGAGCGCCCGGCGCTCGCCACGACTTCAACCCTCCCGCTCGCCCATGAGCGTCGGGAGCCCTTCGCGTGCCCGGCATCACGGGCTGCACATCGACCGGTCACGCGCCGGACATCACCACGAGGCTCGTCATGCCCTACGAATTGAACGTCAGCCAGACCTATGCCGGCTCCAGAATCCTGATCGCAGCAGGTCTTCCCGCCGAGCGCACCGTCGAGGATTTTCGCGCGATGACCTTCGTCGGCGGAACGTGCGCCCTGCACACCTTCCCGAAGATCAGCCGCACTCCGGCAGCCGTCCGCGAGCCGCTCGTCTGCCGGGCCACGAACACGACCATCAAAGGCTCGAAAGCCTGGGATGACCTCGTGTTCAAGCTCAGCGAGAAGCCGTCCGATGAGGCGCAGGCCATCTACCGCGCGCACGAGGAGAACGACGAGGTCTGCACCATCCAGCTCATTCGCCCCGGAAAGCTCAACGGCTTTTTCATCCCCGTGCAGATCGCGATGTACAGCTTCGACGACGGCGGCGGCCAGGACGACATCATCGCCGGCTCTGTCACGGCTTACATCCAGGACGACCCGATGGTCAACCCGTATGTGCCGCCGGCCGAGGGCGCTGGCGAGGGCGACGTCGATCCGGGCACGTAATCCGGACCCTTCCCGCGGGTCGCTCCCGTGGGCTTTTTTCGCTGACTCCTCTTCGACAAAACGAGATCCGACATGGACCTGCTCGACTACTCCACGACCGAGAAATCCCTGTCCGGCGCGCGCATGGCCATCATGCGACCCGGCACCGACGACCCTGCCCGGCACAAGGCGAAGGGCGACAAGGAGGAGCGCGAGATGTTCCTCCTGCTGCTCGGTCCCGAGTCGCCCGAGTTCAAGCGCGGTGTGCGGCAGGCGCAGAACCGCGAGGCGAAGCGCAAGAGCAGCTACACGCCGTCGGACGAGGACATCGAGGGGGATCGGCGCGCCGACTGCAAGTGGCTCGCCTCGCTCACCGTTGGCGGGCTCGCGTTCCTCGACGGGAAGTGGCTCGAGCCGGATCGGGAGAGCGCGTTCGATCTGTACTACCGCGTCGCGCCGGTGCGCGGGCAGGCGCTCACCTACGTCATGGACCAGGTCAATTTCACGAAGGGGTGAGGGCGGAGCTGTGTCTCTACGCGCAGACACTCGCATGGCTTCGGCTCACCCCGGACGGATCTGACGTGATGAACGGCGCCCGCTACGACATCCCGCTCCCCGACGTGCACGAGGACTACTCGCACCTGCCCGAGTTCCTGGGCGATGTGGGGCCGACCCACGCGACCGGGTTCGGGCACGCGCCGGTCCCGTTCTCGGAGATCGGCGCGTGGTCTCGAGAGACGGGGCTCGACCTGACGAGCTTCGAGGTGCAGGCGCTGCACGACATGTCCGCGCACTACGCGAGCGTGGCGAACCGCCCCGACGCCGAGTGCCCGACGGCGCTCGGGGACGACACGCGCGCGGCGATCGACGAGGCGGCGTTCGCCACCTGGGATGCGTTGTTCGCCGAGGACGAGCACGCCTGATGGATCTCGCCGAGCTCGCGATCCGCGTCGACACGACGGACGTTCGGCGCGCGTCGGGGGATGTCGACGGGCTCGATCAGTCCGGGCGTCGCGCCGCGGGCGGCCTTGGAGCGGCGAGCGCGGCCGGGGCGGCGGCCGGGCGAAGCCTCGGCGGGCTGGCGGGAATGCTCGCTGGCGGACTCGGGCTCGGCATCCTCGGCGGGAAGTTCATCACCGTCGCGGACAGCTTCAAGTCGATGAACGCCGGGCTCGGCATCGTCACGAACGGCATGGACGAGTTCCAGACGGCGCAGCAGGACGTCATAGACATCGCCAACGATACCCGTCAGCCGATCGAGGACGTCGCCGAGCTCTACCGTGCGCTGGCCCCGGCGATGGGCGACATGGGCGAGTCGCAGGCGGACATCGCAGAGGCCATCGAGCTGATCAACAAGTCGATGGCGACCGGCGGCGGCTCGGCGCAGGCGCAGGCGGCCGGCATCCGGCAGTTCTCCCAGGCGATGGCCTCGGGCGTGCTGCGCGGCGACGAGTTCAACTCCCTGATGGAGAACACGCCGGGGATCACTCGCGCGCTTGCCGAAGGTCTCGAGGTGCCGATCAGCGCGCTCCGCGGCATGGCCGAGGCGGGCGAGCTCACAGCCGAGAGGGTCATCGAGGCCATCAAGAGCCAGGACGCCGCGATCAGGGAGACGTTCGACGATCTGCCAGTGACGTCCGGGCAGGCGTGGACGATGGTCAAGAACGAAGCGCTTCTCGCCATCGGCGCGATCGACCAGAAGCTCGGGGACGTGAGCGGCGTCTGGGCGAGCACGATCGTCGTCGCCTCGGAGGTGGTGGCCGCGTCCGGGCGCGGCGCGCTGGTCGCGATCGACATGATCGTGGACGGGGCCGAGCGGGTCGCGCCACGTTTCGAGCGCGTGTGGGCGTCGTTCGCGGCGCCTGACGGGCTGTTCTCGGACGCCGCCGACACGGCGCGCGACGCCTTTGATGACGTGCTGCGCATAGGCGGTGAGTTCGTCACGACGTTCGGCGCGCTGATGACGGGCCTGTCCGGCATGTTCGCGGCGGCGTGGCCGGCACTGTCGACGGTCGCCGAGGGCGCCATGTTCGCCGTGGCCGACTCGGTCCGCATCGGGTGGGGACTCGTCACCGGCGCGCTCGAAGCGGGGCTCCTGCTTCTCCGCGGCGACTTCGAGGGCGCGTGGCAGTCGATCGTGGACACGGCGGTCGAGTTCGTCGACAACCTCGCCGAGTCGATCAGCGCGCGCGTGGACGTCGTGCGCGATGCCTTCGTGAGCCTGTTCGACTTCGTGCCCGGTATCGGCGACGACTTGGCCGACCAGTCGCGCGACATCGGCGAGCGCGTGCCGGAGACGATCGGGCTGTCGATCGCGCGCGGTGAGCGAGACCTGCAGAGCACCACCGAGCGAACCGTCAGGAACGCTCTTGCGCCGATCCCGGCTGCGGCTGTCGACGAGCTGTCGGGCCTCTCGCGCGCGCTCGTGCCGGTCGGGCGGGACATCACGGGCGGGCTGGCGACGGGCATGCTGCAGGGCGAGCGCGACGTCCGGACCGCCACCGAGCAGGTTGCGATGCTGCCGGAGTACATCACGCGGCACATCGTCGACTCGCACTCTGACTCGCGCGTGATGATCGAGGTCGGCAAGGACATCTCAGGCGGACTCGGCACCGGCATCCGCGAGGGCGGCGCAGGCGTCGCCGAGGACGTGCGCCGCATTGCCGACGAGATCGCGCCGGGCTTCGAGCGTGGTATCGCGAACGCGTTCGCGGCGGGGTCGAGCATTCAGGACGCTCTGGGCAACCTCGGCGACTTCATGCGCGACTGGCTCAAGGACATGGTCGCGCACTTCGCCGCCAACCGAATCATCGCGTCGATCGGGCTTGGCGAGGCAGGCGGCACGCAGCTCGACACGCTGCTCGGGGCGTTCGGCGGCGGCGGGAGCGGCCCGAGAGCGGACAGCCCGGCAGGTGGAGCGAGAGGCGCGTCCGGACTGCAGGGCGCGACTACGGGCGTCTCTTCGCTCACGTCCGAACTGGGCGCCTTCGCAGGCTCTCTCGGCATCGCCTACGGCGCCGTCTCCGCGCTGCAAGGCATCATCGGCGGTGGCGGCGGACTCGCGAGCAGCTTCCGGAGCCTCGGCGAGTCGCTGCACATCTACCGCGAGACGATGCCGGACGCGATCCGGGCGATGGACGAGGGCAGGCGCGGCGTCGTCGACAACATGCTCGCGATCGGCGTCGACCTGCCGCGCGACTTCGTGGCGGCGCTGGACGCCAACTTCTATCAGGAGTTCGACGGGTTCTCCGGCGACATGTCAGCGCAGATCGCAGGAATGATCGAGCGTTCGACGCGCGAGGCGTACGTCTCGGCGTTCGACTCGATGGGGCCGGAGCTGCAGGGCGTCGTGCAGCGCGCCGTCGATCTCAGCACCGCGCCCATCGAGGACATCGAGGAGACGTTCGCG